ACCACATGTAGATATTAAACTTACTCTTTTAATTAATCTTTCAACTGAAGATTATACAGGAGGTAAATTATTTATAAATAGAGGTACAGAATCATGCCTTAAAGAATTAGACAAACCTGGAAGTGCTTTAATGTTTAAATCACATATACTCCATAAAGTAACTCCTGTAACTAAAGGAGAAAGAAAAACGTTAACCATTTTTTTAAGCGGTCCAGCATTTAAATAAACTTATGAAAAATAAAAAAATATATTTTATATCCGGATTTCCAAGAGCTGGTAATACAGTGTTAGCTTCTATATTAAATCAAAACCCAAAAATAAAAACTACGGCACATTCTGTTTTGCCTGATGTTATTCAACAACTAGATAAAATTAAAGACCTATATGCTTATCAAAATTTTCCAGATGAAAAATCTTTAGACAACTTAATACAAAAAACATTTGATAATTATTACAGCCAATGGGATGCGGAATATATTATTGAAAGAGGGGATTGGATAACTCCATATAATTTAACCTTGTTACAAAGATATTTTAATAACAATGAAATAAAAATTGTTATTTTAGTAAGAGATGTTTTAGATATCCTAGGTTCTTTTTTAAATGTTTGTAGAAGAAACGTTGATTTTTATGTTAACAAACAATACGAAGTTTCAGATAAAAGCACAGTCATATATGATCAGAAAGAAGAAAAGGCTGAGATAATAATGAGCAGAGAAAATTATGTTTATAGTACTCTGTATTCTATTAATCATTTAATAAAACAAGATACTTTTAATAATTATATTTTTGTTGAGTATAATGATCTAGTTTCTAAACCCGAAGATGTTCTAAAAAAAATATATAATTTTTATGATATTGAAGAATTTAAACATGACTTTAATAACATTGAAGAATTCTCAGCCAATGGGATAAAATATAATGATGGTGTGTTGGGTGGAACAATGCATGATGTTAAAACAGGAAAACTTGAAAGGCAAAAATATGTATTGTCCGTTAACCAAAGAGTTGTAGATAAATATTCTAATCTAGAAATGTGGAGAGATGTTAAAGATAAAACAAATAACTATAATTATATTGCTAAAATACAAATTAAAGATGCACAAAGTGCATTAGACAAGTTTTCTAAAGAAGAGTGGGATAAGTATGATTATAGACAAAAAACTTGGGACGTACATAAAGAAACTAAAACTATACCTTTAATATATAGTGAAGATTTTAGTGAAAACTCTCCAAAGAGAGAACACTGTGATAAGTTTGAATCTACTTTAAAAGCTGTTGAAGAAAAATTAATTAACAAACATTCTAAAGGGTCGATTGTAAGAGCTATATTAGTTAACTTACCAGCTGGTGCGGATATTAAAGCTCATCAAGACCACGGAGTTTCTTTAAAAAATACTTTTAGATATCACATACCCATAAAAACAAATCAGTATGTTATATTTACGGTAGGTGGAGAAGGTAGAAATCTTAAGGAAGGTGAGATATGGGAAATAAAAAATACAGAAAAAACACATTCCGTTTATAATAAAGGTTTTGAAGATAGAATTCATTTAATTGTAGATTGGAAAAATGAAAAATAAATTAGAAGATTATGTTTTTAAAATTAAAAATTTTTTAAATAAAGATTTGTGTAAACAAACTACAAAACAATTAATTAATGTTAAGTGGAAAGATCATTATTTTAGTAATTATGGTCGACAATATAAAAGATCTGGCAATAAAGAATTAAAAGTATCGCATGATCAAATTGTAAATCAAAAAGAAATAATGAATAGACTGCATTCAGCCATAAAACAATATCAAGATAATTTTAATTTTCTTTGGTTTAGTTCATGGGCTGGTTACACAGCAATAAGATTTAATAAATACAATCAAGATAAAGTTATGGCTAAACACTGTGACCACATACATGATATTTTTGATGGTGAAAAAAAAGGTATTCCAATTTTAAGTTGTTTAGGTGCTTTAAATGATAACTACAAAGGTGGAGAGTTTATTTTGTTTGATAACAAACAAGTAGAATTAAAAGCAGGAGAACTATTAATTTTTCCATCTAACTTTATGTATCCCCATGAAATAAAACCTGTAACAAAAGGAACAAGATATTCTTATATATCTTGGGTATATTAAAATGGAAAATCTTTGGGAATGTAAATTAATAAAAAAACCAAATGATTATGTTTATTTATTTAATGTTAAAAAACACAAACAATTAAAAAACAAGATTTTAAAAAACATTAATAATACTCCTTCTACCATTAATTATGAAAATGTTTCAAAAAGCGATTGGCAAATAGACAGTTCTGTACCGAGACCATATTGGGACAGTAATGTAATAAACATATTTGAAAACTGTTCATCTATTTTAAAAAAAAATTTACATAAAAATTTAAAATTTAAAACTCAGTTACATAACTATTGGTTTCATACTTATAAAAAGAACTCTCATTTTGACTGGCACACTCATGGAAATGCTCATTTTTCTGCAATTTATTATATTAATTTGCCTGAAAGAAAATATAAAACACAATTTTTAGATTTAAACGTTCCCGTAAAAGAAGGAAATCTATTAATTTTTCCTGGTTTTTTACCTCACTCGTCTCCTGTCAATAAATCTATGAAACAGAAAATAATATTATCATTTAATTTTTGTATTATTAATAATTAAAATAGATTGAATTACCCTATAATCTAATATAATAGCTAATAAACAGGATTTTATATGTTACAAAAACTAGGTTTTTTACCAGGATTCAACAAACAAGTTACATCTACCGGAGCCGAGTCTCAATGGACAGGTGGCACAAATGTACGTTTTAGATATGGTACACCTGAAAAAATAGGTGGTTGGTCTCAGTTAGGAGATAGTAAATTAACTGGTGCAGCTAGGGGTTTGCATCACATGGTTAATAAAGAAGGTATTAAATACGCAGCTATTGGTACTAATAGAATTTTATATGTTTACTCAGGAGGAGTGTACTACGATATACATCCTTTAGTTAATCCATCAGGGACAGCTATTACAAGTGCGTTTAGCACGGTTAACGGACAACCAACTGTTACTTTATCTTTTGCTTCTGCACACAATTTTGAAGTAGGTGATATTATATTGTTTGGTGATCCATCTACATTTACAGCTATCACAGGTTCTAATTTTTCTTCTACTACTTTTTGTGATAAAAAATTTATGGTTACCGGAGTACCTACAACTACAACTTTAGAAATAAATGCTGGTAGTAATGAAACAGGAGCAGGAGCAACTACATCTGGAGCTATAACTTTTTTTCAATATTTTCACGTAGGACCTGCTGAACAGGTTGGAGTTTTTGGTTATGGTATATCACAGTGGGGCGGTACCGTTACAAATCCACAAACAACTACATTAAATGGTGGTTTAAATGATGATGCAAATGGTACTGGTGGGTCAGGATCTACAATTAATGTAGCGAGCACAACTGGATTTCCAAGCACAGGAACAAATTTTATACAAGTAGGTACTGAAGAAATATCTTACACAGGAATTACGACTACAAGTTTTACTGGCATTACTAGAGCCGTTAGAGGTTCAACTAGAGCTGCTCACAGCACTGGCGCAACAGTTACTAATTTTAGTGCTTACTCAGCCTGGGGCCAAGCAGCATCGACCACGGATAAAGTTGCAGAACCTGGTATGTGGTCATTAGATAATTTAGGAAGTACACTTATTGCTTTAATATTTAACGGTGAATGTTTTGAATGGAATGCAGATGCATCTAATGCAACGGCAACTAGAGCAAGTATTATAACTGGTGCACCTACCGCGTCGAGAGATATGTTAGTATCTACTCCTGATCGTCACTTAGTATTTTTTGGAACAGAAACAACAATTGGTAATAAAGCAACACAAGATGATATGTTTATTAGATTTTCATCTCAAGAAAATATAAATGACTATACACCTACAGCTGAGAATAGTGCTGGTACACAAAGACTGGCCGCTGGATCACGGATCATGGGTGCTAAACTAGGTAGAAATGCATTATATGTTTGGAGTGATACAGCTTTATTTACTATGCGTTTTGTTGGAACTCCTTTTACATTTGCTTTTGAACAAGTTGGTACTAACTGTGGATTAATAGGTAAGAATGCTGCTGTTGAGGTTGATGGTGCTGCGTACTGGATGTCTGACAATGGTTTCTTTAGATACACAGGTAAACTAGAATCTATGGATTGTTTAGTTGAAGATTATGTTTATGATAATTTAAATACAACATCTAACCAAATGGTTTATGCAGGTATTAATAACTTATTTGGTGAAGTAACATGGTTTTATCCAGAAGCTGGTTCTAATGTAAATACACAGTCGGTTACTTATAGTTATTTAGACTCAACTGCTAAACGACCTATATGGTTTGTAAACGCAAGTCCTTTATTTATTAGAACTTCATGGCAAGATTCTTCTGTTTTTGGTTTACCTCATGCAACTCAATATGATGCAGGCACAGATACATCTTTTGATGTAGTTGGAAACACAGAAGGTATTTCATATTACTATGAACATGAAACAGGAGTTAATCAAGTAAGACTAGGAGTAACAACAGCTATTCCAGCTGACATTACTTCTGGTGATTATGATATTACACAAAAAGTTGTTAGAGGTGCTGCAACTAATTTAGGTGATATTAGAGGTGATGGTGAAAACATTATGAGAGTTAGTAGAATTATACCAGATTTTATAGCGCAACAAGGAAATGCTATTATACAATTAGATTTAAGAAATTATCCAAACGATACAGCAGCTAGCTCATCACTCGGACCATTTACTGTAACATCTTCAACCGATAAAGTAGACACACGTGCAAGAGGCAGAGCTATAGCTCTTACAATATCTAACACAGCAGTAGATACCAGTTGGAAGTTAGGAACTTTTAGGTTAGATATACAAACTGGAGGAAGACGATAATGGAAGCTATATTAAAATCACCTTATTTTCAAAAAGTTGTAGCTGAGATAGGTTATGAAAAAGCTATAAAATTTTTTGGTTTAGATAAACAACAAGAAAATCCTAAATATTCAATTAGTTTAGGGGGTAAAAGTATTAACCCTATGAACATGCTTAAAAGAGCAGGGCTTAATCAAATATTTTCACAAGGACTTACTAAAGGTGCTCTTCCTTTTTTAGGAATAGGGGCTCTCGCTTATGGAATGAATAAAGCATTTCCCATGTCTCGACAAGATAAATTATATAGTAGTTTTAGTGCAAATAAAATGGGTGATCCATATGGTTATGCAAGTCAAATGATTTCAGGAAGCGGTCAAGGAAAAGATCCTTTTGGAATAAACACGGTATCTGCTTTTGGAGATTACGGTAAATATCAACAAAATTTATATAACAAATTATCTAAAAAAGATAATTTATCTAATTTTGATAAAGATAGAATGGATTTAGCCGCTGAAGTTACTCAGTCTATAAAAGAAGATTATAGAACTGATCAATATAAAGGCGGTAATAAAAATAATAGTAGTAATGGTGGTGGTAATAGAAGTGATAGACCTGGTGGAAGTGCAAGTTTTGGTCAAAGTTTCCATGGTGCAAGAGGAGGCATTGCAAGTTTATAATGGCAAAGATAGTACAGACATTAACTAGAGCAAGTAATGAATATGAACCAGATGTAGCACAATCACTTGTGCGAGATTTAGATGCAGTTCTTGAGAAATTAAACACAACGTTTCAAGAAGAATTAAAACAGGAGATAGAAGCTAGAAGTTTCTTTTTAGAATAATGGCAGTAGTAAATCAATATAAATTTGTAGGTGTAGATAATAGTACAACAGGTAGTGCACTTACACCTTTTGGATCAGGTGTTCCTGCGGTCAATGAAACTATAGTTATTAAATCAATACTAGTTACAGCAGCTGGTACACCTAGTGTGACTGTAACAAACAACA